GTAACAACTTTGGGTCTTGTTGGTGAGACATTAACAGGTCCAGCGTTTGAACCTATCTTTATCACTAACTACGATGAATTCGAAGCTTACTTTGGCGGGACAATTCCTGAAAAATTTGTAAACACCCAAATCCCTAAATACGAATTGGCTTATATCGCCAAATCATACCTTCAACAATCTAACCAATTGTTTGTAACAAGAGTACTTGGACTATCGGGTTACGATGCGGGTCCATCTTGGTCTATAACAACAATTGCTAATGTTAGCGGTTCAACAGTCGGTTTAAATTCGGCAAATACTGGAACTACTTTTAGTGTTAACTGGTCGGGTTCAACAGGTTCGACATCAGTTAATTTTACAACATCGTTCCCGTCAATAATTGCAAACCAATTAAATACCCAATACACACAATATAATGGAAGTACTACAACTTTCCAAAATGACTTAAACACACAAATTACTGAAATTATAAATGATTCTGGTTCAACATCAGGAAGTTCCATTTCTTATTTTGGTACAATACCTGCTTCAGGATATACTGGATTGTCAACTACTTACACCGCAGAGACAAACGTATTCCAAGTTTCTGGCGTTTCAACATCAGATGCTGATTTTACATCAAGTTTAAATGATTCTTGGTATTACTCTAACTTTAATATTTCATCAGGAAACGCGTACACAGGTTTCTCTTTCTACACATTAGTAAATCAAATGGCTGATTTAGGTTCTGGAGCTTTTACTGGTACAGTTTCAGGAACGGTATACACATACACAGGTACTGCTTATTCAGACTATAACAATTTAGTGGTGGCAACTCTTCGTTCAAGAGGTATTTCAACATATGTTGGTTCAAATACAGGTCCGGCTTACCAAGTAACAGGTTTAACAAGTGTTGTTATTGATGATACTGGTTCATATTCAGGTATTTCTCAAAACCCATACGCACAATTTGCGATTTCAGGTTATACAGACGGAGCTTCATCACCTGAATCATTCTCATTTGCAACATCATTAAATAGTTCAGATGCTAACTACATCAATAAAGTATTTGGTGTTTCTAACTTTGGTAAACCAAGAGCTGAAATTCCATTGTTTACTGAAGAGTGGTATCAGAACTTATTAAACTACGGATATAACAAAGGTTATATTAGAGGTCTTAATGATACATTAGTTTCATTACCAGGATTAAGATATGGTTCTACAACAGGAACAATTGCTTATTATTTAGAAAAATATAAATCTGCAGAATCTCCATGGGTTGTATCACAATTACGTGGTAGTACAGTTGATAAAATGTTTAAAGTTATCACAATTGCTGATGGTAATAGTGCTAATACACAAATAAAAATTTCAATTCAAAATATCTCATTTAATAATGGTTCGTTTGATTTAGCGGTTCGTGATTTCTTCGATACAGATACTAATCCTGTTATCTTAGAAAAATTCACAAATTGTTCTATGGACCCTGCTAACAATAGTTACATTGGTGTTAAAATTGGAACATCTGACGGAGAATATGCGTTAAATTCAAAATACATCATGTTGGAATTGAACGTTGATTGTCCAATCGACTCACTTCCAAGTGGATTTGAAGGTTACACAATTAGAGAGTACTCAAGTGCAACACCTCCATTCCCAGTATATAAAACATCATACAATTTCCCAGGTCAAGTTATTTACAACCCACCATTTGGCACAACTGCGGGAGCTGATAATTCTGTTGAAAGTGCTGGTGACAAAGTTAGAAGTTCTTACTTAGGTATTTCTTCACAAATTGGATATGACCCTATGTTCTACGAATATAAAGGAGCTCAAAAACCTAATAATCTTTGTGTTGATGTAGTTGCAGAACCTTGGAATTACATAACAAAAGGTTTCCACATGGATTCAGGTGCTACTGTTGTAACAATCGCGACTGGACCTACTTCAGGTACATCAGCTTTTGATTGTGGTGACGCTTCATTCCAATCTGACCCTGAAACTTCTGCGAGTCCTTACTACCAAATCCAAGCACGTAAATTCTCATTCTTAGTACAAGGTGGTTTTGACGGATGGGACATTTACAGAGAATACAGAACTAACACTGATAGATTTGTATTGGGTGGAGCTGGTTATCAAGCAGGTGCTTGTTCAACAACTCGTTATCCAAACGCAACAGGTTGGGGAGCGTTTAAACCAATTACAATTAGTAACTTCACTGATTTTGCTAATACTGACTACTACGCTTACTTGTTAGGTATCTACACATTCAATAACCCTGAGGCAGTAAACATTAACGTATTCGCAACTCCTGGTATTGACTATGTTAATAACTCAAACTTGGCTGAAGCTGCTATTGATATGGTTACATATGACAGAGCTGACTCTATCTATGTTGTAACAACACCTGACAGTAATGTTTATATACCAACTCAAACAGACAACTTTATATACCCAACTGAGGCGGTTGATAGTCTTGACAATACTGGTATCGATAATAACTACACAGCTACTTACTACCCATGGATTTTGGTTAGAGACACTGTAAATAATACACAAATTTACATTCCACCAACAAATGAAGTATGTAGAAACTTAGCATTAACTGATAATATCTCATTCCCATGGTTCGCAACTGCGGGTTATACAAGAGGTTTAGTAAATGCTATCAAAGCACGTAAGAAACTTACACAAGAAGATAGAGATACTTTATACCAAGGTAGAATTAACCCAATCGCAACATTCTCTGATGTTGGAACAGTAATTTGGGGTAATAAAACTTTACAAATTGCTGACACAGCGTTGAACAGAATTAACGTAAGAAGATTGTTATTACAAGCTCGTAAGTTAATTTCAGCAGTAGCTGTAAGATTGTTGTTTGAACAAAATGACGCTAAAGTTAGACAAGACTTCTTGGATTCAGTTAACCCAATCTTAGATGCTATCAGAAGAGATAGAGGTTTATATGATTTCAGAGTAACGGTAAGTAATTCACCTGAAGATTTGGATAGAAATACTATGACAGGTAAAATTTACTTGAAACCAACTAAGGCACTTGAATTCATTGATATTGAATTCTTGATTACCCCAACTGGAGCTTCATTTGAAAACATTTAATAATTATGGTGGGGAGAAATCCCCACCTTTAGCCATTTTTTATACATGAAAAGAAATTTAATTGAGGGATTTGATGATGTAGGAACACCAGATTTAAAGTATTACGCTTTTGATTGGGACGATAATATTATGTTTATGCCAACCAAGATTATTGTTTTAGATGAAAATAATAATGAAGTTGGTATGTCGACAGAAGATTTTGCAGAATATAGAAGTAAAATTGGTAAAGAACCATTTGACTATAAAGGTGTTAAAGTTGTTGGTTTTGCCGAAGACCCGTTTAGAAATTTCAGAACTTTAGGGGACAAACAATTTTTAATCGATTCAATGAGAGCAAAGGCGGGACCGGCTTGGCCAGATTTTGTCGAAGCAATCAATAACGGTTCAATCTTTTCAATTATTACTGCAAGAGGTCACCATCCAAACACATTAAAAGAGGCTGTTTACAATTTAATTGTGTCAGACCATATGGGTATCAATAAAGACTTATTAGTTAGAAATCTTAGAAAATACCGTGACATTCACGATATGGAAGATAAGAGTGATGCCGAACTGATTAAAGAATATTTAGAATTAAACAAATATTACCCCGTATCTTACGGTACTGATGCGGGAGCCGCCAGTCCTGAGGAATTAAAAGTTAGTGCAATGAAAGAATTTATTTCTTATGTTAAAACTCAAGCTAAAGAACTAGGGAAAAAATTATACATTAAAGATGATGTAAGAAATAAATTTGTACCTAGTATTGGATTTTCAGATGATGATATAAGAAATGTAGAAGTTATGAAGAAACATTTTGAAGATGAACCATCATTACAAACTTACTCTACAGCAGGAGGAACTAAAACTAGATTCTAAGGGAGAATAAACTTTTCAAAAACAAAGTAAATACAAAAATTTTCAAATAGGAAGTATTTATAGTGAAATAAATAAAACAACTAATAAAAGAAAAAATATACCATGGCTGATTTATTGATGAAAATGCCGGTTCCGTATGAACCAAAAAGAGCGAATCGATTTATTTTAAGATTTGACACCACATTGGGTATTAACGAATGGTTTGTAGAATCATCAGGTAGACCCAATATTGATATTAACCCAGTAGAAATCCAATTTTTAAATACATCAACTTTTGTTGCTGGTAGATTTAAATGGAATGCTATAAATGTGAAATTCCGTGACCCAATTGGTCCATCAGCAACACAAGCATTGATGGAATGGGTTCGTCTACACGCAGAATCTGTAACTGGTCGTATGGGATACGCTGCAGGTTACAAGAAAAATGTTGACTTAGAAATGTTAGACCCAACAGGTGTTGTTGTAGAAAAATGGATTTTAGAAGGATGTATGATTACTAAAGTGGCTTGGGACCAAGTTTCTTACAGTGATGACAAATTAGCAGGACTTGAAGCAACATTGCAGATGGACCGTTGTATCTTAGTTTACTAATATAGTATTTACTTTTTATTGATAAATAAATTTTGTTAGGTATATTTAAACACAGGGGCTAATCCCTGTGTTTTTTTTTATGGAAGATAATGTATTAGAATATGGTCAAAAAGATTTCTCGTTACCGCACGATGTGGTAAAATTACCATCAGGTGGTAAATTTTATAAAAACAAAAAAAAATCTGTTAAAGTTGGTTATCTAACTGCCGCGGATGAAAACATTATCTTATCTACCAATTCAGATAATATTGTAATGTCATTGGTTCGACAAAAATTATATGAACCTGATTTAAAACCTGAGGAAATGTTAAATGGTGATATTGAAGCCATTTTAATATTTTTAAGAAACACATCATTTGGACCCGAATATAATGTTCAACTTGTAGACCCTGTAACAGGAAAAAAATTCGCATCTGTAATTAAATTAGATGAATTAGATTTCAAAAAAACTGAGACTGAACCAAATGAAGATGGTACTTTTAATACTACTTTACCTAAATCTAATGTAAAAGTTGTTTTAAAACCATTAACATATCAAGAGATGGCTCAAATCAATAAAGATGCTGAAATGTATCCCGCCGGTAGAGTTGCTCCAAGAATCCAATGGAAATTACAAAAACAAATTGTTTCGGTTAATGGTGATAGTGACAAATCAACAATTGTAAAATTTGTTGAGGGTCTTCCAATTATGGATTCAAAATACATTAGAAATTTCATTGATGAAAATGAACCAAGGTTAGATTTAGCCAAAACTGTTATTGCCCCGTCAGGAGAAAAGGTAGATGTGAACATCGCCTTCGGGGTAGAATTTTTTCGGCCTTTCTTCTGATTACTCAAGATACCAATTAGACGAATTTTACCTTTTAGCTCGAGACCTTCACATGTCTTGGGGTGATTATTTAACTATGCCAACATACGCTAGACGATATTTAATTGACAAAATAGTTGAAAGTCACAAAAAACCTTAAGTAATTCTATTTATTGTAAGGTTTTAAATAAAAATGCAGACAAATCCAACACCCAATCAAAATCAAAACCAACCTCCTGACCAAGCAAATTTAATTGAGAAGGGGTTATCTAAAGTTGATGACTTTAACTCAAGGGTAAAGTCAGCTATAGATATTTTAATTGTTAGAACTCAACAATCGTCTGCGGAAATTGCGGGGTTATTTGGTACTACACAACAAGCTGTAAGGGGTATTAGAGAAGAAATTGCGGTTGCAACACCTAGAATTATTGAATTAGGTGGTTCAACACAAGACGTTCTAAATATTCAAAGAGATATTGCACAAAATTTAAATACAAATGTAATAACTTTAGGAGAAACAACCTCAGATTTATTCACCGCAGCTAAAGCTGTAGGATTATCAAGTGAGAATGTTGGTGAGTTAGTGTCAGGATTTCGTGATGCTGGTATTGAAAGTGCTTTTATTAGAGATAGAATACAAGACAGTGTTGACATTGCAAGAGCTGTTGGTGTTAATACTGGTGCTGTATTTAAAGGTGTTCAAAGTAATTTATCTAAGATAAATGAATTTGGATTCCAAAATGGGGTACAAGGATTAGCAAAAATGTCCGCACAAGCTGCTGGTCTTAGAATCAGTATGGATAATGTATTCAGATTTGCCGACAAAGTTTTTGACCCTGAAGGTGCTACTGACATGGTTGCCGCTTTCCAAAGATTAGGTGTTGCTGCGGGTGATTTAGCAGACCCATTTAGGTTAATGTATTTGGCTTCTGAAGATGTTGGAGAACTACAAAATCAAGTGGTTCAAATGACAGAGAAGTTTACATATTTTGATGAAAAATCAAAAGAATTTAAAGTATTTCCAAACGCAAAAAGGGATTTAAGAGAATT